ACAATTCACTGCTATTTTTTGACTGTGTTGCCTTACTCATTTTAAACACTCCGTTCTAATGTAGATTTAAAGTACTTCTAGCTGACTCGATATCGCGGATAGCTTTCTTATCTGAATTACATTGCTCAATAACCGATAAAAGGGAGATGTTTAACATTAACGATTCTCCCCATGTCATCTGCTCTGGTATATAGGGCAATAGACAATCAGCGGTTAGGTGTGCCGGTATCGCTATGTATTCCACTGGCACGTATTCTTTCTGAATAGTCGTGCATCCTGATAAGAGCGTCACTAGGAATAGCAGTATTGGCACAATCATTATTGACAAGAACAGTTTTGATAACCGTTTTAACTTTTTCAGAATCCACGGCTGACCTATTCCGCTCTTCGCTATTAAGTGATGAGACATTGTTGATAATCCTGAATGTTCGGTTGGCGTTTTCTGTGATTGATTGCTGGCGAGATAACTGATTGGTTGCTGTGTTGTAATCTTTGCTCAGTTTGTCGTAATCATCTATTACCCACCATAGCCAGAATGCAGATATTGCCAGCAGTCCAGCTAATACTTTAGTTAGCGTATTCATGCGGGATATGTCTTATGGGTTAATTGGAAGTGAGGACCATCTTTAAATGTTTTCCAGTTACCGCCCCATTCGACATCGACGCCGAACTCTTTCGCCGCTTGCATCATGGCATCAGCTACTTTTTTAAAGTATGACCAATCATTCCAAGGGATCTGATTATTTACTAGTGGAGCACAATCAACAGCGTGGCCAGTTAAGTGACGACTATTCATCGTTTGGCTTTTGCCACTTGCAACTAATTGTCGCTGTCTGGCTTCGTTGCGCTTACCTTCAATCACCATAAAATCAATATCGGTAATTTCTAATGCTCGATGTACTACCTTAACCAAATCAGGATGAACGCCACGGAGGTTTTCTTCGCTACGTTTGCTTAATCTAAACTTACTCACTTCTTACCCCCTGTAAACTTATCCCAGAAGAAATCCAATGCTAAAGAGCCAGCGGAACCACATAAGCCAGCCGTAAATAACGTGTAATAGAATGAGGCGTTAAGCTCTATTGATATAAGACCACCCATCATCCCAGCAAAGCCAGATACGAACATTTGCATAATTGCCCCTACCCAGCTCCACCGATAACCGTTACGTTTATTGTCAATAATGTATCTAGCCAATCCGCCGTATAGGGATATAGCGAATATGACACCCCATGCGGTGGCACTGAATTTGTCTTTCTCGTCCATTCGTGTCATACCGCCTCCTTTTTGGAGGAATTAGTTAATAGAACGCCGACTCACAGCTCTTGTGTGAACGTGAGGTGTTGTGATTGATTCTGTGGTCGGCATATACGAAAAAAAGACCACTTAAGCGATCTTCAAAATGAGTTGTTCGGAATAACCGAACATGTGAACTTGTAAGGATTACTTACAGGTTCGTATCTATGAATAGAAAAAGGCCACGCATGGCGACCCTTAGAATATTCACCTATTGGGATGGTGTTACTACGATATTTTGAACTAGTCGGTCAGACCGACAGGTTGAAATGTGAACTATCCGGTAATTCCGGATAGTTGGAATAATTGTGGAGGCATACGCTGAGAGTGCATGCGTTCAGGTTCCCCATGGCGTGTGTGCTTCTATCCTGATAAGTGCAGTAACCCATGCGAGTTAGCCAATCAGCCTTGGCATTCTCCACAATGGTTAAGATGCCTTCTCCATGCAGTGCAAGGGTGATTTTACTCACCAAAAGACACCTTGTCATTGCAGATAACAAAAAACCCCGCCGAAGCGAGGTCTTGAATCGGAACTTTTCAGCCCGTAATCAGCAGGTAATCTCTTACCCTCTTTAATCTATCTGTCTGCTCTTTGCTTTTACGAGCGAGCATACACTAAATATACACATTCATAACTTATTTTCAAGTGATTTTTGAAATATTTTTACATTTAACTCCAATCTGTGAGCGCTCTCTCGCTATTTCATCTTGTAGCACCATATATAACTTCGCATTAAATAATGTAATGCACCAACGGACACGATCAATACACTGCTTGGTGGTGAGCCAAGGTGCTATTTGTTGTTGAATGTAATTTGCGAGTGTTTGCATCGTATTTCTGCCAAGATAGTAATCGGTAGCAACGACATAAACAGGATTGGACTTGTCGAACGCTTTCAATATTGCTTTCTCTACAAAATCAGCTTCATCTACATCGTTGGCGCGCTGAAACATGTTGCTGAGTGATTGCTTGGGAAACAATATTGATTTGGCTTTTTCTTCAAGTTCATTTCCTGTGTAACCTTCCTTTTTTAGTTGTTCAAACACCTTGGTGAAGCGTTCTATATTTTCTCCTGACCATCCAGTGATAAATCGCCAGATGCTTCCAGATCCCCAAGACAACCCAAGATAACTATCATCTTTCATTTCTCCAGCCCATAGAGATATTATTGCTCTTACCCATCTATCTTGTGACGGAGTTAACCTCCTTGCCTTACCTAAATATGATTTTCGAGGTGAGTCTGCTACATACCTATAAATATCTGGCTTACATTCCCTCATCTCGCCTCCGGTAATACTGTGTGATGACCATCACCACTTACTGAGTAGACAATAGATTTCTTCCTACGCTTTGCATCGCTAGTAACCAATACTGATAAGATGCCCATTGGTAGCTGAACAACGCTAAAACTTTGCCTTTTCAATGATTCTCTGGATAATCTTCTTGCCACAGTAATAGCAACTGGTAGGCTTTTGTATTTATCGCTCCTCATCTTTCAGCTCCTTTAACTTTGCTCGGTAGTGATCACGTATCCGCTCATAATCCTCGCGTTTCCACTTTGGTAATTCATGAGAGCCCATCAGACGATCGAAACGCTCTTGACCAATTTTCTCTATTAGTCGAGGTGTGTAATTTTCGATATTTCCCGATAGATGGTTATTGCATGGGGCGCATTGCTTATGGCAGTTATCTTCATCGAACCTAAGCTCTGGGTTAGCACCGGTTGTTCGATAGTGTCCTGCGTGATACTGACCTTCGTGAAAACGACCACACGAGATGCAAGGCTCATCCTTGTCTCTTTCTCTGATGAATGCGTTGAATGCGGTCTGTGCTTGTTTGGTGAAATATGAGAGGGGTTTTACTGCTAACTTGCGGGCTTTGAGCTTGTCTTTTGCTTTAACTTCCTTTTCTCTTTGCTCCTTTTTACGTTTCGCTAATGCTTTTTCTTTCTCCTTGTTTCTTCGCTTTATCGCTAGTTCTGCTCCATGTTCTGGACAACACCACCAAATATTGCTGTATTTAGGGTGAAACCATTCTCGGCATATTTTACAGCGCCGTCGCCTTAGCTTCGCCATCTCCCTCTCCTTTGATTTTATCCATCACTTCCAAATGAGCGTATTCATCAGCACACTTGCTACACACGTAAATTTCTTCATCTGTTAGCTGTCTATTGCATGACATGCAGTTCATTGCGAACCTCTTTGAGTAACGAGTCTATTTTCATCAACATCGGATTACCCATGCCTGCAACATTGGCTTTATCGACAAATTTCATAGGTCGAGATTTAAACTCTCTCGCCTTTTGTCTAACTGCTTTTACCTCTTCTCTATCGTCAGCATATGATTTGATTAGCTGTATCGCGTTATCACAAACGACAAACTTCCACGCACTTTTATCAGACTTTCTTATTGCTCCTATCTTTTTGAGATGCATGATTGTTTCTCGACATTGGTTGATCGTTAAACCTGTCACTGCAAACGCTGTTTTGGTGTCAAATGACTCTAAATGCCTTACTGATTTAATAATTGTAATTGCGTTTTCTATCGGAAAGTTATCTCTAGCCATTACTTCCAGTCTCCATCTCACTAACCATCCGTTCCATATACCAACGAGCCTTTTTCAAATCTTCGACTGGGTTAATTTTCTTTTCGTATCGCCAGACATACTTTTGAATATTGCCCTTGAGGTAGCCAAGAAACGCTTCCTTGGTCATGCTGGCTTTTATGGCATCTATGCACTCAATATCACCAGATGCGTAGTGTGATGGGTTGTTTACGTTGTCTTTTACTTTATTTTCTACACCTTGATTAAATAAAGAACCAAATCCTCCCATGTGTTGAAGAGTGTCATCGCATTTCTTGCAGGCATTTTCATGTTTAGGTCCGATGTAGCTAAATCCGCACCACTTACACTCTTTGTGCCAATATCCACCGCTCGGATAATCTCTTTCTGTTTTAGCTAAATTCATTCTTCTTGTTTCCTTTTTAATTCCATATATTGAGAGTTATCAGGTATCGTCACGAAACAATTTATACCTACCGCCCAGCGTTCAACCTGCTCCATAAAATGGAACATTTCACCTGTATCTAACTTTGATGTTTTTCGAAGTGTTCTTACGCGCTCTGTAAGCTGTGTAGTAACGTCAACCATATCGACCACCTCATAGCCTAGGAATGTATGCTTAAGCATCTCCTTAACGGTTTCTGGCGTGTAATTGGCGTTGTTCTTACATAGGTATTTGCTTATCTCTGTGCACCACATATGAAAAGTGGAATTCTGAGATAATGAACGCTTGTTTTTCCACGGCTTGATGATGATTCGGTGTGGTTGGTTTGTTGCTAGAACTTCTTTGAGGTGTTGCCATGCGGTATTTTTGGTTGATTCGTGGAAGAGAAAATCTACTTCCAAGTTAGCCTCCTGTATTTTCCTCAACTAAATTGAAGTTTTTGCAATTACAGTTAGGGCAAACTAAATCAACCCAGTACTTTTTCTGTACCTTTTTAAGCCCCTTCCGTTCGTAAACTTTACGACAACGACGACACTTTAATTTATCACTCACTGTTAGCTCTCCTGTTCACCAACCAGTGTTAATTTAACAATCTCAATAACTCCTATTGCTTCAGCTAAGCTAATTTCACCATCGTATTCGTGGATTAATTCAAGTATGCGCTTAGATAGCTCTCCGTTGGATTGGAATTTTTTATCTACTGGTAATTTTACTATCTTCATCATTCACCCTCTGGCAATGCCAGCCACCTAACACACTTAAAACCACGTATTGGATTGTCGTAGTGATCATAAAAACCAAAATCACCACCAAAACAGTCACCAGATAAATATCTGGCAACAATTTTTTTTCCTGACTTATTTTCGATAACCAATTCTGCATGTGATACTGGCGGTTTTTCTGCTTCAAAATTAACCCATTTAATTCCCTGCATTAGATGCCTCCCTCTGTTAACGTTGTTCCTTTCATCACTCAATCCTCTAATTAATATTGATATTCTTAGTGCAAAATTTAAACGCCCACCTGATTAGATAGGTCATCACTAATGCCTGAATAATCACTATTGGTAATGCCCCTAGATAAACATGAAGATTAAACTCGCCTAATTTATCTATCGCGATTAAAAGTGATACCGAACACCAAGCAATGAGTTGAAATAGAAATGTAAGAATGTTGCTACTAAATACCCTGACGAGTGCCTTCTGATGCCATTTCATCTAAAAATCCTCACGATTCCCACTCATATCCAACTTTAATTGCCTTGGCTTGCTCTAAAGTATTAGTCATTACTTTTGTGTTTGAAATATCACCCCAGCAATTACACTCAACTGGCGTTAGGTAATATTCATTTTCTGTTCCATCATCGCTTTTGTAGGTATGGCGAACCGGATCACCTAATACCTTGGTGACAATATGTGTTAGTAAGTTCATCTAAAAATCCTCTTGCGTGTTAAACGTTGGCACCTTGGAATCGGCGTTGTTGTGGTCTGCTACTTTGCTGACAGATGCTTGATGCTTGAGCCTGATCGGTGTCAAGAAAGTGACCATTTTTGAATAATTGATAAACCGTACCCAGTTTCCCGAATCGGTTTTTTGTCACAATTATTTCTGCGTAATCTGCTGCAGGGGAGTTCTCGTTATAAACTGCATCACGGTAAAGCATGATGATGCTATCAGCATCTTGCTCTACGCTTCCTGAGTCTCTTAAATCCGCATTGGTAGGTCGTTTATTAGGTCTTTTTTCAACATCACGAGATAGCTGGCTTAGTGAAATAACAGGAGTTCTGATATTTTTAGCCAACCCTTTCAACGTTGCTGAAATATGAGCAATAGCCAAATCGTTACGCTCTGCACGAGGTTTCTCGATCAACCCTAAGTAATCAACCATGATTAACGATAATTCAGGGTGGCGTTTCTTGTGTCGTGTTGAAATTGCGGTGATTTGTTCAACGGTTAACTTGCTGGCATCGACAACCCAGACATTCAAGCCAAGTAAATTACCTGCCCCCATTGATACCCTTCCCCAATCTTCGTCACTCATACGAGATGGGTTTCTCAATGCGCTAACAGATAGATTTGCGGATCCTGCAATCTGACGCTCTACGATTTGCTGAGAGTCCATTTCCATTGAGAAAATTAAAACGCCTTTCTTGGTGTCAGATCCGATAACATTTTGAGACGCTACGCCTTCTGTAATTTTCAGTGCGATTTCTGTTTTACCCATTCCTGGTCGAGCGGCGATAATGACCAAATCAACAGGGTTGATGCCTCCCATAATTTCATCTAATTCGCGGATCCCCGTTTTTAGTGTGTCCGACTCCTCGCCTTTGTTAACACGTTCTTGTAAAACTTCCGTGTAATCTTCGATTAACGATGAAACATGAACGGGAGCAATATCACCTTTCGAGGAATGCATATCAGATGCCTGAGCAAGAAAACTTTCCATTGCCTCACTGGCTTGCTCAATGGTTCCGTTTTCAATCACACCACGCACAGAATCCATTAACTGTATCATAGCTCTACGGTTATGATTATCGGTCACCATCTTGGCATAGCCTTTCAGGTTGGCTGCGCTCGGACAATCCTTGGCTGTTTGGATAATACTAGCTAGATGCTCACTCCCCATTCCTTCAGCAACCATCATCATATCGATGACACCGCGAGACTTAGCTTGTTTTTGAATAACTTGATAGGCTTCTCGATAGAACCTAACTGAAAATGATTCTGGCTCTAAAGTGGCTAAAACATCCGAGGCATCAGGTGTTAACCCTGAAATTAACAAACCGCCAATAACACTTGCTTCAAATTCCGTATTGATCACTTAAAACCCCCTGTCAGCAAATTTACCTTCTCGAACACCTGTCAACGTTGTTTCTCTTAGCAGATAATCAATATCAGCCGTCCAGCCTGTATCGTTTTCACCAAAATAAAATGGCTTAGCCATCCGCACAAAGGCTCTAACGTAGGCCCGCCAACCATCGACATTTGCCGTTGCAAGGTTTTTGATTATCTTCCTGATCCGTGTTTTACGTTTCTCGTTAGCTTCCACAGCATGAGGAAGTCTGTCACCAACCTCCTCGTTGTAGGCATTGAGATATTCATCGTAGTTAATTGGAGTTGATTTTCTCTTGGTAGGTTTTACCGATTCTCCCCCTTTCACCTCGTGAGGGGTAAGGGGTGTATTACTTTCTTTCTTTTCTTTTGTAATAGTTTCTTTTGTGTTTAGCTGACTTGGCTTATGTGAATTAGCCGTTTTAGCTAATGTTTTATTAGCCGACTTAGCTAATGTTTCGCTAACTTGGCTAATATTGAAGTTCCACTCAGTAAAATCTTTGTTAATTCCAATTTTATTACCTGATGAAATAACAATATTCATAGCAATCATTTCATTCTTCGCTTTGCAAACATGAGTATGATGAATGCCTGTCATTTCAGCTATTTGAGTGTTTGTAATACGGTCTAACTTTTTGCCGAAGCCGTATGTCTTTCTGATGATGGCCATAACGACTTTTAGTTGTCTTGCTGTTAAATCTGCACACATAACAGCTTCAAATAGGTCGTTGGCTATTCTTGTGTAACCATCTTCAAGATTTGCCACTGTTGACCTCTCTTGCCGTCGTTGATTACCAAAGTCAGCGTATGCAACATTGCTATTCATCGCTCTTACCTCCTAGTACCTGTTGACGATGTTCAGTGCGTATTTTTGCATCCTCAAGCATTGCTCTTAGACACTTAACACCGTCCTGAGTCACCAATCTGTTAAAGCGATTTCTAGCGTTGTTTTTATGCACAGCGCTATGATTAAATCGTTGTTTCATGGTATAATTCCCTTATTCCTAAGCTGTATCAGCAAAAGGGAAACTCAAAATCAGCTTCCCTTTAATACTGGTTATTGATACAGTGTATTTGTTAAGTTAAATGGTTAAGTCCATTTGTTGAGAAGCCTCACCATTCGCAGTGGTTGAGGTTTTTCTTTTTGGTGCTTTGATATGCTCAAGCATCTGAATTAACGCTCTAGCCTCATCACCTTGCAATATCACTGTGTCATCCGGTGTCTCATACCCAATAGCAACTAAAAGCCTTGCACAACGTTGTATGAAGCTTAATTGCGTTTTAGATTGTTGAGATTGCCAGCGAGATATTTGTGATTCGTGAATACCCGTTCTTTTCGCTACTTCTCTAGCGCCAGTAACAAGTATCCCTTTCATGATTTTTGATTCGATTTCTCGAAATTTGCGTTCGTTTGATAGTTCCATTTGTTAAATTCCTTCTTAGATTACTTCCCATATTGGGAACAGCAGTAATGATCCGTGGCTCATTCCATATGAGCGGATTGTTTGCTCTGAGAATTTACTCTGAGCGGGTTAGCGATGTTAAAGAGCGTGATGGTACTTATTTACCAGATGGAAACGGTTTAACTTCTTCTGCTTCAACTGTTCCATCTTGTTTTCTGATAATGAAAATATTTCTTTTCTTTAAAATTGCTTTACTTATCGCGCTTTGCCTAACACCTAACAATTCAGCCGTTTTGTGTTGTCCTAGCTCAGTAGCAAATTTAGTTAATGGGACTCTTTCCATAGTTTCTCCTTTTTTAATTATTATCACCGCAAGTGATAAAATAGTCAACACCTGCGGTGATTGGTAAATATTCCATTTGGTAATAAAATTGCAGTATGAAAAAGAAACCGATCACAGAAGAACAGAAAGCTGACGCTCTTCGCCTGAAAAATATCTTTGAGGCAAAAAAGAAAGAGCTTGGCTTATCACAAGAAACCCTAGGCGATTCAATCGGCATGGGGCAGAGCGCTGTTGCTCAGTTATTGAATGGAGTAAACGCTCTAAACATAGAAAACGCGGCAAAGTTAGCTGAGGCGTTACAAGTTACCGTTGATGAATTTAGCCCATCCCTAGCTAAAGAAATTAGAGGCATGTTTAAGGCTGTCAGCCCATTAAAAACACCAAGCATGGATGAGAAATATCAATACCCTCTATTCACTAAGGTACAGGCTGGCGCTTTCTCAACAGAATTTAACTCATATACTCAGAAAGATGCTGTGTCGTGGATACCTACAGCTAAGAAAGCCAGTGAGCGCGCTTTTTGGTTAGAGGTTGAAGGCCAATCAATGACAGCGCCACCAGGAGGAAAGCCAAGTTTTCCTGAAGGAATGCTTATCTTGGTTGATCCTGAGGAAGAGGTAGAGTTCGGAGATTTCTGTGTTGCTCGTTTGCTAAATGATGAATTCACATTCAAACGATTGATTAGAGAAGGTGGAATATCATATTTAGAGCCGTTAAACCCACGCTATGACCTGATCCCTATTAACGGTAACTGCACAATCATAGGAAAGGTAATCAAGTCACAATGGCCTGACGATACGTTTTAGGAGGAAATATGGCGTTTAACAATATTGAGATAGCAAATATTAGACGGTGTATGGAATTTTTCATGGAAAAACGCCGCCCAGCAGAGCACCTAAGGGATGAATTAGATTTACAGTATCGTATCGAGGACGACTCAGTAATTATCTTTGAAATTAGGCAACTAATATGGAGTGATGGCAGAGTAGAAGAACCTATAGCAAAAATCACACATAATAGGTATTCGAATTCATGGTCTCTGCTTTGGATGGATAAAAATAGTAACTGGCACAACTACGATGAAATAATGCTAGGTAGTTTCTCTGACGCCATTAGGCTCGTTGAAGATGATGTGCGAGGTTGCTTTTTTGGGTGACGACACGTTTTATGGAGTGGTTGACAGAATAGCAGTAAAATTGAAATTTGGTTGACGTAATTTTGTCAACCAATTGTCTTCAATTGCCTTTAAAGGATGAGTAAATGAGAATATTAGGGGTTCGAGTTTCACCTTCAGTGGCATCATTTATTGTTTATTGCACTGAATCTAAAAAGCTTGTTTGTTCTGATGTGATAAATATTCCATGCATTTTAGATACACCAGAGAAATTAAAATATGTTCGTAACAATATCCTAGATATATTAATGTTTTATAATGTTGATATCGCATCAATAAGGGTAACAGAAGCAAACTCTCAAAATATGAGCATAGACCGTCTCTATATAGAAGCAGTAATACAAGAAGCATTTTCAAGTAGTGAAGTTAAAAAATACTTTACCATTCGAAAATCAGGAATACGGGCAGGTCTCAATGTAAGCGATACTGAATATAAACAATTACTTAAGTCAGAAATATCAATACATGATATAGACAATTCATCATTCACTCAGGAAACAAATGAAGCCATGATGGCAGCATTAGCAGTGGAGGGTAAATTTTGATCACCCCATATCAAAAAGCAGACGTGTCATTTAGAAAAATAAAAAAACTTGATGAACAAGGTTGTTTCTCAGAGGTTTATCTTGCTCATGATGAAAATTTAGATCATGAGTTGGTTATCAAAGAAATCACAAAAAAACCCAATCAAGATAAAGATACTTATTTTTCTGAGGCAAGACTGCTTTACAAAAATGCTCACCCAAACATCGTGCAGGTTCAATACGCAGCTGAAGATAATGAAAAAATCTATATAGCAATGCCATATTATATTAATGGCACGATAAGCCAAAAGATGAGCAGAGGAAATTTCACTCCACGTGAAATAATAAGGTACGCAATACAGTTTATTGGTGGCCTATATCATATCCATACAAAAAAATTAATTCATTTCGATATCAAGCCTAATAATATTATGATTTCAAACCGAAATGAAGCAATGCTGGCTGACTTCGGGTTATCTAAATTAATAAATATAAATTCAACAGCAATACCTGATCACAATTACTATTTTCATACCCCTCCTGAATATTTCACAATAAGCAAAAGTGGTGGATTTACCTATACCTTCGATATCTACCAAGTTGGAATGACTTTGTATAGGATGTGTATTGGTGCCATTGAGTTTGAAAATGAAATATCTCAATTCCAGTATGCTGAGCAGTTAGAGTCCGCAATAAAAGCTGGAACATTCCCTTCCAAACAATACCCATCGCATATACCAAAAAAATTAATATCTATAATTAATAAGTGTTTAGAAAGCAATCCAAACAACCGATTTCAGTCATCACTAGATATTCTTAATGCACTATCATCAATAAAAGACGATGATGGCGCGTTAGATTGGAGAAAGTGCGATAATTCCGATACCACACTAAATGAATGGCGCAAGAAAATCGCAGGTGCTATACTCCATTTAAGTTATGATAGCAATACAAAATCCTCTATTTGTCATAGAGTATATCCAGATGGGAGAAAACGAAAGGAAGGCAAAGGTACGCTTACCCGTTGTTCTCATTCAAAAATATATCAAATACTCAAAGGGTTATAGCTATGAAAAATCGGGCGGTGTTGAATAATACGCCACCCAGCAGAAGGGATGTTGCGGTGGCTTCCCCTTATACAAAATCAGATCTTCTGAATAAAGATGAAAAAAAAGAACGCTCTGATAAATTTAGATCTTCACTTCTAAGAAATAAATATTTTAAACTATAATTTCAAATTCAGCCCTCCCCGCGAGGGCTTTTTTGTGCCCCCTCCCCTCCAAAGAAGTGATCTGCATTCCAATCTGAGATTTTTTTGAAAATAAATTATCTGAAAATACAACAAATTAACACCGCCAGTTATATTATTATCACCTGCGGTGTTGACTTATAAATCACCGCTGGTTATATTTATCACATCGAAGGCAAGGAGCCATAGATAAACAGGATGTTCGCTCTTTTACAATTAGGAACGCTCAGAATAAATTTTCAGAGCAACCACTGAGTGGTTTTTGGGGTGATGGTCGAAAAGACAAGCAGTCGCCTTGTTGGCGAAAGACAGCTACCGGAGGCATTCGGCATCACCACCAAAAATCACTTAGGAGACAAATATGGCAACAATAACTTTTAAAGAGAACTCAAAAATTCGCAGGCGCAGAAAGCAAGGTGAGTTTTTGGCTCGAAAGATAGCTATGAGAAGTCGCTCAGTGGAAGAAATTTGGGATTCGATATTTGGCGTTGAGAAGAAAGAACGCCCTGTTCTCTCTCTCAAACCAACAAAGCATTATCCAAGTGGAGATAACTGCTGCTTACCTAATGTAGCAGTATTTTCAGGAGTTAAAACAAAACAGCCGAGCAGTGAGTTCGGGGTGACGGCGAGATAAATAGGAGAAGTAAGATGAAATTTATCTGTTGATTTTCTGTTCCGCCTCATGAGCTTCAACTAAAAGTCTGATAATTGCTTTTCGGTAGTAAGAATCTAATTTGTATTTAGTTATGTAGGTATCATGATACTCATGAATGATACCTTTACACATAAGGCTGTACACATAAATACCATCTTCATCATTTTCAAAGTCGTCTATATCATCGCCATCAATTAAACACAAGATAATTTCTTTTTCTCTCTCTGAAAGTGATTGAATTTCTATTTTGGTTCGCCTGAATTTTAGAGACTCTTTTATATTTCTGTGCATACCTATTAATGAAGACCACAACCACTTTAAAAAATAGCTAATGAAAAATGAAACAGGGATCAGGATTAGGGTAACGCCGACATAAGGGATATTAAAAAAGTGTATTTTCCCATTAACAAAATGAGATACCGAATCAGGAACAAACAAAAGTAAAAGTAACCAAGTAAACAACCAAACCATATTGAACCTCAATGATGTGTTTTGTTTTAAATAGGCAATCACTGCCTCAATCCAATTCGGCATGGTTGATAATCTCTTATTCTGTAGGGGTAAGTGGATTATAGCCGATTTCTCGCTGTAGGGGTACACGAGAACCACCTCGCCTGACGTGGCTAAAAGCAGGCACAGTTAACTAATTACAGTCCATTCTGTGGGCTGTGGTGAGTTGATTAATAGATAGGAGATAGAGATATGTGTGATTGCTTTACTAAATTAGGTGATGACATGGAAAGTCGCATTAAAGCAAAACTACCTGAAGGAGCAAGCCTACGGTCTTCTGGTTGGAAACAGTCTGGATTGTTTATGTCTGGCGGCGTCATGTCAGTTAATTATTTCATTGAATACAACGCCAGTTATCAGGAAGTCAAAAAGGACGGTACACCGAAAGCCCGCCTAACAAAGCAGGATTTCCCCGTTACGTTCTCATTCTGCCCTTTCTGTGGCGTGAAATGTGAAAGAAACTAGCATCGTGTTTAGTTAATAACGGAGGGAGTATGGCAATAGATGATTTCCATAACGGAAAGCTACCCATGCCGAAGTTATTTAGAGCTGTTCGAGTCGAGTTTGATTCACTGGTTCCAAATGGTCCTAATGATGAATATTGGGTCACAACAATCAGGTATGTAAGACGAGTTAGACATGCTGATGGTTGGCGCTGGCAATTGGTCAGGACGCATCATAAAGGTTTGGATAGATGGGATCCATACCTAGAGTTAGATAGGGAAGGACTTAACGACATTAATCATGTGTACGGACTAATTAAATAGTTAGGAGGGAGTATGACATGGGAAAAATGACATTCGTAGTTGAGTATGAAGATGGCAGGGAGCCGTCTGTAAACGCAGGAACGGAGATATTAGGCGGTAAATTGTTATCAGTTGGATTTAATGACTACCGAGATGAACAACTAACTCAGGATGAAGTTAGCGCCTTAAATCACGCAATTAACTTTAACGACTTGAAAGAAACCTGCAAAGACTTTGAAGTTAGTTATGACGAAGTTGTAGCAAAACTCTAAAGCCCTAGGTCAGCAGTAACCCACCGCACCAACACCAGATAACCACCCTATCGCTCACCTAGCGAGGTAACAATGAAAACTAACTATTACAGCGCTATGCGTGATTGCATGGCGGTGCGTATCACTACGCCTCAAGCACGTAAAAATAAACGTACAAGCCCATGGTTATTCAGTTTAGCTGTGGTCATTGTGACAACCGTTGGCGTAATACCAACATTTGTAAGTTGAGGTGATTATGCAAATTTCTTACAGCTACTCGAACGGAACTCGAGTAATAGATGGAAAAACAGTCATGGAATTTGACGAAAGTAGCAAGCTTAGTATTGAGACAGGAAGTTTCGCTGAGTTGGCTAAATTAACGGAGATTGACTCAGTTGAGGCAATGGAATATGTACTCGATTGTGACGATGAATCGCTTGAACGGACTATCAATGCAATAGGCAAGGAGGCCTTTATTAACAGGATATTACGTGTTTCTAAGCTAAGGAGAGTTGCGTGATTACCAACACCTACGGACTCAGAAACGACTGGTACGAACGCCAAATGGAACGAGAAGCGTTTGTTAATTCTCAGGAAGAGAAAACATCAGTCGATGAGGTTATGGATAGCCTACCAGAAGAACTACTGTGTATGGATTTAGCAAGGAAGTTAAATCCGGTATTTGAAATTAGCCCTCAAGCGCTGGATGC